GATAAATCGTATTTCCAATTATAAGCTTATGAGAGCTCGTTTGCACTTAAAGTTTACGATCAATGGAAATGCATTTCATTATGGTCGCGCGATAGCGTCTTACACGCCACTGCATCAGGATGATGCATTGACAGTTGATAGATTGTTCATTCAGGCAGATGTTGTGGGTGCTAGTCAAAAACCGCACGTATACTTGGACCCCACAAATTCGCAGGGGGGAGAATTGGTATTACCATTTTTCACTCCCTTGAATGTGTGGGATATTACGCGTGCGGACTGGCGTACAATGGGACGAATTATATTGCACAGCATTAACCCTTTGAAACATGCAAATGGCGCGACTGATAATGTCACCGTAAATGTGTTTGCATGGGCAGAGGATGTGCGTTTCGGTATTCCCACTCACATGGAACCCAGTTCAATTGTGCCCCAGGCTGATGAATATGGTCAAGGACCCATATCCAAACCCGCCACAACGTTGGCAAATGTTGCTGCAGCGATGTCAATGGTGCCAATTTTGACACCTTTCGCAAAAGCTACAGAGATTGGAGCTCGAGCCTTGGCGAAAATAGCCGGCTTGTTTGGGTACAGTTCACCTGTCAGATTGGAAAGTCAATTAGTACGACGTGTCGCAGTACCGAATATTGCGACAACGAACCAGCAAAATGATAGTAATAAGTTGTCAGTCGATGCGAAACAGGAATTGTCTATAGACCCACGCACAGTGGGGCTTGGCACAGTCGACGAATTGTCAATAGGATATATTGCAAAGCGCGAGAGTTATCTTACCACGTTTTCTTGGCAAGTTGGAGCCAATACAGAGTCATTGTTATGGAATTGTGTTGTTGATCCATGTGTTTTTACATATGCCGGATTGCCTGGATTGGGTTTATCTCGTGAGATGCATTTTCCTGCAGTTTGTTTTGCAGCTATGCCTTTCAAGTACTGGAGAGGATCTTTGAAATATCGTTTTCAGATTGTGTGTAGTAAGTATCACAAAGGGCGATTGAAAATTGTGTACGATCCGAGTGGCACGCCTCCTGGCGGTTTATCTGAATATAACACTGCATATACCACAATTGTGGATATTAGTGATAATACAGATTTTGAAATAACCGCCGGATGGGGGCAGGCTACTCCATATCGAGAACACATTCAGCCCGGTTTTTCATCACCATCTGACATGTATAGGGTTTTGGACCCGTTGACTTATGATTCAGCAAATTTGAATTATGGAAATGGAACAATTTCAGTCTACGTGGTAAATGATCTAACAGTGCCTAATTCTTCAATAAACAATGACATTGAAATTAATGTTTTTGTTTCGGCACACGATGATTTTGAAGTGGCGGTACCCTCTACTGGCAATTTGACTAGATTACGTCTTAAACGGCCTACCGGAGAGATTCCTCCTGAAGTGGAACCCCAAGCTGGTGAGGTAGAGTCGGTGACTCATGATTCAAAACCCCAACACGTTGAGAACATTCGTCTGACAGGAGCTACAATCAATACAGATGACAAGACAAATCTCATCTATTTTGGCGAAGTAATTAGATCTTTTCGACAGGTAATGAAAAGATATACCACACATGCTTGGGTTCCCGTTGGTTCTCAAATTGCTGCACGATCACTCATCATTAACTACCCCGCTTTTCCTTTTAACGTTGGAGATGCTACTGCATTTACCGTTGTGAATCCTCCGTCATTTGTTTTAGATAGAGGTGTTTACACTTACGGTCACATGACATTGTTGAATTATTTGTCTTGTGCTTATGGAGGTTGGCGTGGTGGTATTCGTTGGATGGTTGATGCGTCTGACATTCGGTCAGGTGTTGATTCGACTTTATCTGTGGAACGAACAGATGATGGATACTTTGGTGTGTTGAATGATCCTGCTTATCCTACAGAGACATCTTTTGGTGCCGCGGACATGGTGTATGCGCAGTTGATTTCTGATACAAAATTGCCTGGTTCGGTAATTCAGACAGTCACAACGAATCCTATTCTCTTGTTTGAAGTACCATACTACAAGAATATGAGATTCACACCCGCGAGACGTTTCACAGATTTGTCCAGAGTTGATACCGAGCAAAATGGATGGGTGCTGCAGACGAAGTTTGCACCCACTTCCTATTCTAATGTTGGAACTTTCAGAACATCTTGCGCGGCAGCAGAGGATCTGACATTCTTCATGTTTTTGGGCGCACCTATATTCTATTTTGAATTCGTCGCTCCGAATGAGTAAAACTCATTCACTTTTAAATTAGGGACCTTACCCGCTTACAAAAGGCAGCTTGGCGTTGGGCTGTTCATGCTACAACCACCCGACAATCCTCACAGAATGACCCTGTGAACGGAGCACACGGTGAAATGTGCCCCGGTGACTATGAAGTTAG